AACGAACAGTAGTGTCAGCGGACAAATCAAAAGATTCTCCCGCACCAACTTCATCACTAAATAATTCTCCATACTCATTTTCTCCAAAAACTACAGGAGTTACTGTTTCCCCATTTAAAGTAGCAGAACCTCCAACAATACCTTCAAATCCAACTGCAAATCTTTTTAACACATGGCCTAACCGACTTAAATTTTGTCCTCCCCCACCTACACCTATTCTAGTATTAATATCTCCCCTTTTAGGAACATTAATCATATATAATCACCCTCTCACTTATATTTACTTTCTTGTTAATTATATTTTGACATATATTATAAACTATTGTAACGTGATTTGAGAAATTAGTTTACAATGATAAATTATCTTCATTAATTAGTTTACTAAAACTAATTCCAAAGGTTAATTTTACTTCTGCTCCTTCTTTGTTATCAAATTCTAATGCATATTCAGTATTTGGTTCTAATTCCCAGTTTATCGGGGCTTCTCCTGATACTCCAATCCTTCTACCTCCTACACCTTGTTCTCCATATAAGGTATCTACATGAAAATCAATTTCTTCACTTTCAATACCAGCATTCTTAATAAATTTTGTATCTATATCTACATCAAAATTAAAATTCTGATTTCTTATATATAACTCATCTCCAACTAATTCTCCATTATTTTCATTAGTTTCTAATTCTATATCTTTATGCATGATTATATCCAATTCTTGACTATCAGTACCTACCCTTATATTATCAATTCTGAGTATCTCATCATTAGTTTTTATTCCTATAATATGCTTATCTTCAGACCCAATAGTTATTTTATCACTTACCGCAAACATATACCCCATAGTTATATAAAAACTTTTGTAATCAATAGTCCCTAATAATCCTGTCTTTGTACCTTTTACAAATACTGGTTCTTCAACTTCTAAACATTTAACTTGTATTAATGGATGTCTTACTTCTGGTTTCATATTACTCCTCTCCTAATTAAAATAAACTTTAAATCTATCTGTTAATCCATCTTCCTCTACTGCAAACCCCATTTGTGCTGCTCTAGCAAATTTATTTAATTTATTAGCAGCATAACCATCAGCGCCCACTAATGAAGGTACTTGTTTATGTTCATACCCAGAACCTTCCCCCTCTTCATGATGTGTGTGTGCCGTTATTAAATAAGTATTACTTCTATGTAAATTAAGAGAGTGAATTATATTTAATATGTCATTTTCTTTAGTATTCTTCCCATTTCTTAAAAAATGACCGTGAGAAAATATAAAATTATTATCTCTTATTTTTAACACTTGATAAGGGCTTTTCACTACATCTACATTAAAATCTAAAACCCTCTCTACTATACCCCCAATAACTATATCAGGATTAACAATTTCATCCCCATGATTACCTGGTAAAATTACAATTTGTATATTAGGATTATATGTAGAAATATCTAAAATAAACTTATTTAATAAATCAGCGCATTCAAATATTTGTGATTCTTGAGACACATCTTGATGAAAATGTTGGTTGGGGTAAGTTTTTGCTGTCGGGTCATCTGATAAATCACCTAAATAAACTACATATATAGTTTCTGGTTGTAGTTGATTAATTTTTTCTATTATTTTTTCTTTATACTTATTTAATCTAACTTTAAAGGTTTGTTTATTATAATCCTCATCAATACCTAAAACATGTTCACTTAAAACAAGTTTACCGTAATGCAGGTCAGATAATGTTATCATTAAATCTTTAGGTTGAGGTTCATAATCAATTTGTTGAGGTTTATAATTGATACTAGGTATTTTATTTTCTATATTGTCTAATATTCTCTCTGCTTGATAATACTGTTCATAATATTTATCAGCAATCTTTCTTAATTCTCTTAATTCTTCTACAGGTTTCTGTTCTTTTATTTTTCTCTTTTTCTTATCAATAATTTCTTTAATATTTTCTTCTGGTGATTTTTCTAAAATTTCTTTATCAGTTAACGGGAGAGTGTCATGAATAATATCAAATGCTTTTTTAATTATTTTAAAATCATCAGTAACCATATTATTCTTTACTGCTGTTTCTTCTATAGTAAGGTTTAGTTCACAATAATCATAATACAGCTGTTGTAATTTATCCTGACTGACTGTTGCACTCTGTTCTTGATAATAAATTGTGTAGGTATCATTATCTTTTTTAACCTTAATATTTTCATCAGATATTTCCTGTAAATATTTCTCAAAGGTATCATCATCTTTTTCCCATTTTTTATTAGTATATTCATAACCATGTTTTTTCAACCAATGAACTACAGTATCTTTATTTTTCTGGAATCTGTCCCCGACTCCTCGTGTGCCTATCTCATTAGTGAGATTAGCTAACTCTTCTGGGTTTTGTTTTATTTCATTCCAGTTCACTATACCACCTCAATTAAATCATCTTCATAAAAATATCTTTGTGCTGGAGGAGCAGAATAATCTTCTGGTATAATAAAAGGGATTTCCCAACATCTACAATTAATAATTTCGTTCAGTGGCCCAGACTTATCACCTGGATACAATAGTCCATTAGAAAATTGTTCGCCTACTCTAACTATTTGTTCGTGCATTATAACATGGTTTGCAGTATCCCAGTCTTCAAGACCTCTAACATTTTCATCATCAGCAGTTATCCACTGGTGAAAATCTACACCCAGTTCCCTTTCGGTTTCATAAGCTGCCATATTATTGTAAGAAGTCATTTCAGTTCGAGCAATTCTTTCTGTTTCATACTGTTCCATAGTATTAAACTTATCATTCAATCTTTCAACTATTTCACTTTCATCTAAGTCGTCCCTCACTAATTGAGAAGCATACTCAACTATATCATCTGACATTCGGGCTAATGTTTGTTGTGTGGTTTCGATAGTCATTTCTTCCAACCTATCAAAGACACCAGAGCCTATAACTCCTATGGCTATAGATACCCCTGCTGCTTGGAGATGATGAACCGTTCGGTTTGCCCCATATTCAGCAATTGGCTGACCTTCCTCCCACAATATATCCGCATATTCTTCCTCAAGGTCTAACATTTCATCTTCAACTCTACTTGCTATCTCTCTTCTATTTCTAGCATTAGATAATTCTTCTGGAAATTGAGCAAAGACAGGAGCAAATAAATTTCTTAATCTTTCCCTAACAGCCCTTTCGGCTTCCCTTTGTCTTTGAGTTGATTTTTGAAGGAAGTATAAGTAATTCATTTTTCCATCTCCAATTTAGATTTAATAGAGTTTAAAGTAGTATCTATTTCTTGTTGGGACATTCCCATACCTAACATATCTATGGGTTGACCCTGTATATAGTGAGAACTTAATGCTGGGTCATTCTCATCAGGCTCAATACCATAATCTTCACCTAAATTACGAATCAAATCATTAGGTGTAGCAGCACCGTTATCAAACAAAAACCCCAACATTTCTTTATCTTTTTCTTTACTATCAATATCAATAGTCTTTAATTTAAAACGCCAACCATCAATATTGAAATTACTTCGGGTTATATAAGTATTAATATATTCTTCTAATTCTCTTTGTCGGGGATTAATGGTACTTTCTTTATATACCCTATTAGTTTCATAAGCACCATCACCACCAAGACTACCAGCTTCTGACAATCCAATCCTACTGCCCGGCACACCGTGATTAACAACTATCTCATCTCTATTATCCTTTCTATACATTCTAAAGCTAGCATCTTTTGTTTCTACTGCTAATTTTTCAAACTCTACTTGAACAGTATCTCCCATACCACTAGTGTTAGAAGGAATACCAAACACAAGAGAACTGTGTGGGTTTTGTCTAACCTTAGATAAATGTTCTTTTATAGATTCAATTACTGTATAATTACCCTCATCATCTTGTTCTAAATTATAATCGCCCGTTATATAAACAGCATATTGAGGAATCCCATGATTTTTGAAAAATTCACTATTGTACTGCTGTTGAGCAAGATTACCCCAAATAGCATTAAGAGCAGTGACAATACCTGGTATCCCATAATAATCTGAACGAGGACTATAATCTTTTAGCATTATTAAATCTGATGCCCTGTCCTCTTCATTAAGTTCACCTAACTCACTAATTTCCCCATTATGTTTATTAACATCTTTTTCTAAAGTGGGTGACTTAAAATACCTGTAGTTAGTCCCTCTTTTTTGAACATATCTATCATTATCTTTAAGCACTCTAATAGTATGTGCAGGTATATGGTTCATATATCTATACACTGTATTATGCATATTGCCCTCTTTAACCAACTCAAGAGCACCATATCCTATACTATTATAATCAATTTCAACTTTAGTCAGTATTTCCTCTATAGTAGGGAACTGTCTATTAATAAACTCCTTTATAAGCTGTTTATTGTCTTCATTTGCATTTTCTTCTACTTTCTTTATTTCGTAACCATTACCAGCAACATCTTGGGCTTTAGTGTGGGTACAGCGATAGTGAAAAGTATTTATTTCTAATAATTTAGCAAGATGTTCAGGAGGATAAGGTGGTTGAATTAAATTATAAGATTTTTGTAAAGAAAACTGTTCTTCTGTTATTTGGTTAGTCGGGTTCTGTTCTTTATTAATTGTAAATTTATCATATATATTTTTAGAAACAATTTCTCCTGTATCGTTAACTGTCCCAACAAATTCTTTTTTTACCACTAGCTCACCTCCTTATATTGAAGTTACAAATCCACCACTAGATTCTCCTGCTCTCAAGAAGTTTCGGGAAACAACCATACCTGCAATACTAGCTGTATCAACCTGGTCATCATGGGCAGTTTCGGGAAATTTAGTTAATTCATCCTCATAATCTGCTACCCACTCTGTGTCCTGTTTATGATATACCGCCCTGTTCTCATAAAAACTACTTATTTCAAAACTTTTTGTAACTTTATCATTTTGTGAAGGTACCGCTATTACTGGTCGACCTTTTCTTTTTGCTGTTTGAATTATCCCAGTACCACTGGCCTTATCTTCTACAAAAACCTTAACAGGTTTGTATCTATCCATTAAACTTTCTAAAGTGGGGAATAAATCCGGCACCGATATTCTATCTTTATAAACATTGTAAAGTAAAATATCATTATTTGGGGTTAAGTACCAAGTACTAATAACAGTTGGGTCATGCCTGTTCTTTTTCTTAAAGGAACTATCAACAGTCTGAAAAGGAACACATCTGCTTTTCAAAATAACCCTTTTTTCATTATCTTCTAGTATAAATGCACTCTTATCATCATTTTCTCTAAAGTATCTAAAATAGATTGATTTAAATTGATTGCCCTGTTCAATATTTGGTGCACACATATATAAACTGTTCCAAGTTTTAGAATCTAAATCTCTACGTCTTTCTTCTAAATATTCTTTACTATATTGAAAAGGCCAAAGAGGTTCATCCTTCTCCCTCCCAAGAATATCTTGCTCTTTACCTGGGCTTAAAGCTGGAAATTTAAGAACATTCCATTTTTCTGCTTCTCTTTCCATAAGTCTGCCTGCTAAACCATCTTCATGCCATAAGGTCTGAATTAAAATAACTAATGAATTTTCTGCTAATCGAGTACTTAAAGTATTTTCCCATTCGTCCCATAATCTATCTCTATACCTTTTGTTATTAGCATCTTGTCTATTTTTCACCGGGTCATCTATCAACAAACAATCTGCTCTCTCACCAGTAATTTGACCCCCTATACCACTAGATAACATTCTACCCCCGTGTTCTAATGTCCAGTCCTTATAGGTTTCTTTCTCCCCTGTTTGCACTCCAAAGACATCAGAGCCATACTCTCTTATCTTGTTTAGATTCTTACGCCCAAACTTTTCAGCAAAATTCCCACTATAGCCAACTGTAATTACACTTCTTGTGGGAAAGTTTCCTAAATAAAAAGAAGGAAAAGTTTCAGTAATGGTATAGGATTTAGAATGTTGAGGCGGCATAGTAATTATATACTTGCCACCCCTATCGTTCTCTACAATGTCAGACAGTAAATTACAAACATATTTAGTATGCTGCCCATGTACATATTCAGGATTAACATATTCAGCATAAAATTCATAATCAACTTCAGCCAAAGAATCGAAAAACATTTTCTGTTCTTCGTTTGTAAGATTTTCCATATCTATCATCCCCATACAGATGTTTACCACAGTTTAAACAATATACTCTACCTACATTGTTGTTAGTCTTGCAGTCTTTACACTTCATGTTAACACTCACCTTCTTATTTTAGTTATAGGCTTATAGGTTAGCTTAAATTTCATTAATCACTCTCCTTTTTTATTGATAATATTCTTCTAACTCTATATTTATATTAATGTTATCTTGAACACTTATTTCTCCAGAACTTTTAAAATAATCTCCATTTTCCAGATGACCGCTACCACGAACATCTATCCAAGCCATAACCTCATACTCTCCTGTAGGGGCTTCTATTTCAAACTTGTCAGCATCTATTGGAACTTCTATTTCTTCTATTATTTCAAAATTTCTATCTAATCTCTCTCCAACAATAATTTTAATTTCATTTACATCTTGAGTTGCCCAATAGGTATTAATCATTCCAGCACCATAATAATATTCGTCACCTAAATCTATAGCTGTTCTTTGCATTGTTTCTAACACATCTCTGGGAGGCACACCGTTTGCAATTAGTAATCCTGCTAATCCAGCTACTTGAGGAGATGCCATTGATGTTCCACTGAGCCGACTCACATAATCTCCAGGATAGGTACTTAAAACATCCCTACCAGGAGCAGCTAAATCAATCTCATCTCCATAACTAGAGAAAGATGCTAAAGTAGGAGGTTCTCCTTCTACATATTCCAAAGCACTGACAGCTACAACTTCTGGAAATTTAGCAGGGTAACTAACATTGTCATCATAAGTATTCCCTGCAGCAGCTATCATTAATACCCCCGCATGATTTACCTCTTTAACAGCATCATGTAAAGTTTCAGAATACCCAGAACCTCCAAGAGACATATTAATAATATCTGCGGGAACAACTTCATGTTCATCTAAAAGATTAGATGCATATAATATTCCTTTTGCAATACCATAATAAGTTCCACTGCCGCTTTTAGTTAATACTTGTACAGCCATTAAATCCCAATCCCAAAGAACCCCTGCAATACCCGCTTGATTATTTGCTTCAGCTCCGACACTTCCAGCTACATGTGTTCCATGCCCATGTTCATCCATATAATCTCCTTCATCATCAGTAAGATTAATACTAGCATCATGGTCTACAAACTTTTCTAATTCAATGTGATTATAATCAACTCCTGTATCTAAAACAGCTACTCTAGTATCTCCTCCCTGATTATCTCTCCAAGTTTGAGGTAATCTCATTACTCCAGAAACCCACTGATCCTCATATTTTGGATCATCTGGGATTATATAATCAAAGGTCGATACTCTTTTATTCTGTTCTACATGCCTTACCTCCTCTAGCTTAGACGCACTTTGTATTTCCTCTCCTTCTACTAGAATTGCATTAAGTTCATCTAATTCATCAATAATATTAAATCCAGCATCTTCTAAAGATGATATAGCATTACTTTTTTCTCCATAATGATATCTTACAATTAATTCATCCATAGTTCCCATTCTATTATCAAATTGATTTATAGATTTTTGAGAAGTTTCTACTTTTGACTCGGGAAAATTATGTTGAATTGATAAAGAGCCTGTTATATTCACAGTTTCATCTTCTATTAATTCTACTATATCAGTTTTCCCAAAATCACTAACAAAACCACCACTATTCTTTGCTACTATTGCAAACTGATATTCAATACCCCACTCTGCGTCGTAATAAAACTCAGATTCAGTCTCTATTACCTCACCTACTCGTTGCCAATAATCATCTCTATTAATTTCCCTCTTTAGGATAATATTAGAATAACCTTCATTTTCCCAAGAAATATTAAATCCTTCTTCAACCTGTTCAGTGCTAATATTCTCAGGAGTTAGAGGAGGGAAATCCCACAAAACTGTTAATACCAAATCACCATCTACTAAATTAAAATGTTCAACTTCAATCAACTTTTGAATACCAGGAACCACTATAAACTCCTGCTCTCGAAGAACTTCATTACCTTTCCATTGAAAAATTGCAGTTGTTAGTTTATTAGAAGTCAACTCTTTCCAAACCGCTGTCTGACCATTTTCTGTAAATATCTTTGACTCATCTTCAATTGTAACTTCTACATCCTCATCCTTAGGCAATTCATTAATAGTAATTGCTATATCACCTGAATGAGGTATTATCTCAATACTCTTTTCAGTAGTTTCTTCCTTAACAACTTCAGCTACACCTTCCCCAGAAGCAATTTCTACATCAGATTTAATCACTTCACTTCCATCTTCACCAACAAAATCTGCTATTAAAGTTATTCCTATATCCCACTCCCCTTCAGGTAATTCGTTAAATCTAACATCTACTGTATTGCTTATATTGTCCAATTCTAATACATCTTCATACACTACGTCGCCTTGCTGTACAACAATAGATAACTTGTAATTTTTAAATCTATTATCTATAACAGACTGAGAACCTATACTTTGAAACATATCTCCTGTCTCAATACTCAACTCTAAAGTACCTGTATCATTCTCTTCTATAGACCGAGAAAAGGGTTCACAACCTACAAGAATTAAAATTAATACAAAGACTAGTATAATTAATTTTTTCAATTTTTCCTCCTATCTTTTATAATATAAATCAAAGGGAAGACTTCCCAGAGTATCAACACCTTCTAATTATCCAAATTTCCATTCAAAGCATTTTGAAAAAATTGAGCATAAAGTTCTGCAGTTACTGCCATTATTAAATCACTCTCTTTTATTAGTTTTGATAAGTTTTTCTATCCTCATATTCTCCCTTTTTGCCTACCTCTAGGTTCTAGGGGTTACTGAATGAAATAATCTGTTTGTTCATCATACATTCTTTTAAACTCATTAAGACTCATAGTGCCATTTTTTTTAGTATCTGTTTTTTCATGGCCAAAACGGTCATTATTAATTCCCAGTATTTTTCTAAAAATAATAATCCCTCCTTATAGTATTATAGACTTATGGGATTATAGATTATAAAAACATTAATTTGGCGTGATAGATGCCTGTTCTATCCTCTCATGATTAATGGTGCAGGAGACAGGACTTGAACCTGCATAACTGGATTTGGAGTCCAGCCGGATAGCCATTACCTTACTCCTGCGCAATAACCACAACCCGTTACGGCTCTTTAGCCCCCTATTAAGCCAAGTATGCAATCTTTACATATATAAAATTTACTCTGCAAATCTGTAGGTACTGTAGGAAATTCAAACTCATAATAACCTACTTTACCATAGTTTTCACATTTCTTCACGATTAACCGCCCAGAACAGTTTTTAAATATTGACTTGTTAAATACATCGCTGTTTCGACATCAAAACCCTGTTCTATACATTTAGTAAAGTGGGCTCTTTCTATCTCCACTATCTTATCCATAGTTTTAAGCAGACTATCGGCCTTTTCTTCAAATTTAGTTAAATTTCTCTGTTCTACCAGTTCCCTTTCCAATTCTTCCATATCCATTAGTCTTCCCCCTCGTCTTTCTCTTCCATTTCTTCAGGAGTAATATCTATAGGTTTATCTTCTCCTCTGGATTTACGATACAACTTTTTAAGCACATCTCTAGCATTATCATCTTCTTTAATTAATTCTAAAACTTCTTTTTTCTCAATACGATACTTTGCTGACCAATTCTTGAGGTTCTGGTCTAACATTAATATGTCCCACTCAGCGTCCTTACAACCTTTAAGGGCTTTTACTGCTGTTTCATAAGCCCGTATCTTACTTTTATCAGGGTCACCATTTAACACTTCATTGGCTATCCTGTCCCTTAAATGAGAGAAAATAACATAGTATTCAATGCGGGTATCTTTTCTTTTCTGGGCTTCATTATCCAGTATCTTTTCTTCCAATTGATTTTGCAGGTGGGAACCCGTCTCCCCTTTGTTCCATTCCTCAGCACTGGATTTCTTATAGCCTGTGGTGGGAGAAAAACCATACTCGTCTGCCAACTCTGACATAGTGTAGGCACCGGTCTGATATTTATGTTTTATTTCAGCCCAGGGATATTCTACTGTACGAGCCAATTACATCACCTCTTCTTATACTTACATAAAATAAAAAATATTGCCTGAAAATAAAAAGGTAGGAAAACTATGGTGGGTTTCCTGTTTTCTGTCAGCTGAAATTTGCTGAATTAGGCCCCTCAGCTCTCCCATGCTTGAATTATCTTATCTACATAGTCCTGGTTAACAAACTCCCCATTTTCTCTGCGAGGGCTACCAGCATTATAGGCTGCTACCTTATTATCATCAAAAATAGCAATCTGACTATCAAGATGCTGAAATCTATCTCTTAATCCTGCTAAGTATTTACACCCATACTCTATATTGGTTTCAGGATTAATAAGTTCAACTAAGAAACGCCCCTCAAACCCTAACTCACGAGCAGTTGCACCCATTATCTGCATCAAACCCCAGGAAGTCTTCTGCATTGTTTCTTCGGTAGCTGTAGTCTGCAGCCCGGTGTAGTCTTCCACATTATATAACCACCTAAAATATGGCTCATGCCTAACTGCATATACCTCATTACTGGATTCAACCTCTATAATAGCTTTAACTAGTTTAGGGTCAATATCATATTTACTACTAATAGCTTCTACGTGGTTATACCAGGGGTAAAATCGATGCTGCTCCCCTTCAGTATAGGAAAGTGTGTTTTTAATCATCCGAATTAGCCTGTTTTTTGCCATTTTTTTAGTGTTTACCCCCCTAGAGGTGGTGCGAACCCCGTCATAGTAGGACTCATTTTTCTACGATAAGGTACTCATACGTGTTAGTATCAACTTTTTCTATCGTTAACTTAACTTCTTGACCTCTAAATTGACTTTTTAATTTCAATACAGCATTTTTCTTCTTGGATGCTCTAACTGTGCCCTGATGAATCATGTTGATACCCCCTAATAAGCGGTATTGTACTCACCCCTTCCTCACTACTATTATACAAAAGTTAACTATATATTTACATTTTTAAATGAAAATAGTTCTTAATACTAGAGTGGCCTATGATTACTGACATAGAGGGACCCCGGGTTTAAAAATATGACGTTTTGTCGAAGGGGTAAGCACGACCTATTACCATATATTTCCAGGGCGGGGGGTATTTTACATATATGGTAAAGTTTACAGGTATAAATAGGCATAAAGTTTCGCAAAAGAACTGTTTTACGCATATATTTATGTAATCGGTTACATAACTATAATGACAGGCACGATAGAAAGTTACTGCTGCTGTACTTATTTTTCTATTTACTTTTTTGAGCTTGATATATCAATAATGTGAATAGACATATAATATTATTAACCTTAGTATTATTTATACTATTACTTTATTAGTATTAATAACTATATTAATTATATTTATGGTTATAAACAGGGATTAAGTATATATTACATATAATATGTATTTTACATTAAATAGTATAACTTATATACTTTACCATTGTTGCCGTTTTTTTGTTTTTTTGTATATTATTGGTTTAATTACTGTTTATTTATTTAATTGTTATTTATTGACATTTATGGGTTTACCTGGAATTATTGGTTTTTATTGTTAATAAAATAAATTCTTTTTTTGTTGTTTTTTTTTGCTATAAACTTGACAATTATTATAATAAATGATATACTAAAATTGTAATCAAGAAAAAGCACCATAATAATTTATAGAAGGGAGGTGAAACAATGAACGAATTATATAACAATGATATCATCAGGCAACAAGTATTAATTAGTAATAAAACCATAGAGAAAAATAATTATTTATTCTGTTGGAATGGTGGACACTCAGTAAATATATATGATGCAGCAGGTAATAATATCACTTGTTACTCTATCGGGGATTTTAGGGAAGATAAAGCAACTAGACAAGATTTTATCAATTTTGTTGAAGAATTTAGCATACAAGATTTATATCAATAAAAATAAAGGGAGATGTTATAAATGAGATTAACTAAAAAAAACATCAGAAAAAAAGGTATATTAAATAATAAACAGCTAAAGGAATATAAACTGGAGTTAAAATTAAAAAGAACAAGCATAAAATCATTAACCAACTGGATGAATAAACACCATATAGTTAATATAACTCAACGCATCTATAAAATTTTAAATAACGAAGAAAAAAAAGTAATATCCGAAATCAGGTTTCACCTTAACAATGATATAAAAATGCTAAGTTATGATTATAATAATACCTTGTACATTGCAGGGGAATATAAAAAAATACAATTTAATCCGGACAATGATATAACCATATTTATTGACAAAAATAATTATATCGATATATTCATCACTCAAATGAAGAATAATAACATTGAGATATCCTACCACTTTTTGATCCGGATGTGATAAAATGAATACAACACAAAAAAAAGAAATATTAAAAATAATAAAGTCAATTGATTTTGGTAAAATAATCATTCATAAACAAAATGATAATATAACACATATTAAGAAAGTTAAATCAATAAAATTGAATAACTAATTTGCTGCAAGGTAAAAAATACCAGCAGAATCTGATTAATCAGATTCTGCTTTTTTTATTGAAATATCATATATTCACATAAAATAACATATATTACCAAAAAATAACAATCCAAGATATAGGTATATTGGTAAAAGATGGTAAAGACCTAAAGACCCAGAAAAACACTAAAGACCACTAAAGACCAAGAAAAAAAACAAAAAAAACTTGACATTTAATTATAGTTATGATATACTAAACTTAAAGAAAGGAGGGAAAACAATGGTTACAAAATTAAGTAACAATGTAACAGCCGAAATATATAACAATGGTTGGATTCTTCTGACAAAAAATTATCTTACAATTCATACCACCACAAAAGAAATTGAAGAAAAATGTAAAAAAGCAAATCAGAATCTTGCAGATAGTATAACACTGACCCAGCCCGTAAGATTGGATGGAGCAGCAGATTACAAAACATTAACACTAACTGACACAGAAATCAATACATTAGTTAAAGCAATAAAAGGCAAAGACTTAGCAAAGGAGGAAAAATAATGAAGGATACAGAACAACAAATATATAATATGTTAACAGAAAATACAGGGAAACATTTTTTGGATAGCGGGTCGGTATATGGAAGGCATTGGGAAAAAAACCAAGAAAAAACCTTACAAGACTACAAAGACCTCCCAAAATTAATAACTGAAGTGTATACAGATGATGTGTCGTTTATTCTCCCAGTTTTTCATTATTTAACAGCTTATTTAACAACAAACAGAAATACAGAAAAATTAAATAAGAAGTTAAATAACTTTATGAAACAATCAGAAAATTCATATTTAGCAGATATAGAAGACTTTGGAAGAGAACAAGGATTTTCTACCCAAACAATCAATACCTATAATACAGAGAATATATTATCTCAAACCTTACAATATACTATATACAGTCAAGAAAAAGACTGGATATACAGTACGGGTGATGTATATATTGCATTACAAATCCATAATGGATGCGATGTAAGAGGAGGATATACAAAACCCTATCTGTTTACATTTAATGAATATGTTATGGAATATTTTCTATCGGCTATGCATCAGGTATATGCAGCAGTAACAGTCAATAATGAAACAATTAATGGTTTTAACGAATTAGGAGGTTATAAAGATTATTGGGAGGGAATTAACCCTGATAAGTTCATTTATCTACCAGACCAGAATGAAGTACACTACCCCCCGGGAAAAAAGATAAAATTTAATCCTGTTTTTGCGTAAAGACATCCAATTATATTTACAAAAATTAAAGGGGGTGAATTAAAGTAAAGTTTGATTGTTTCTGGTTTCCGGTTCCAGCCTTAAACCGGAACAATAAATTAAAAGGAGGACTAAAAATGAATAAAGACCAATTACTAAAAGCACTCTACAACAAACAGAAAGTATTACAGGACAGACTTAAGTTTGAAGTTATGCTGGATAATGTTTGGTATACGGTAGAGCTCTTAAATCTAATTGACGGTAATCCAGACTGTAAAATTGGTAACTTTGCCAAGAATCATTGGTTTAGAACAGACACAGGATGCAGCAAAAACAAATATAATAGTTTTGATAAGGTAATCAAAGACATCCAAAAAACAGCAGAAAACAAAGGATTTACCTTACAAAAATATAAAGTATACACAAAAGATAATATATTATTATATGATAATGTATAAGACTTTGCATTTCATAACAACAAAAATAAAAGGAGGAGTTAAAATGGTAGTTAAGGTAGCAGAAAATGAAGAGTTTGTTTTAAAAATTGTTAGAGACATGCACCCAGAAGACCCTAGAAACTGGGACAACTTAGGTACAATGATTTGTAGTCATGGTTCTTATGATTTAGGTGATAAGAATTTTAACGCAAAGAACTATAACAGTTGGTATGACATGTTGCAGCATAAAATTATTGTTAGTGATTGTATTTATTTACCTTTATATCTTTTAGACCATACACAGCTTTATATGAATACTACTGGTTTTTCTGGTGTGGACCCTCAAGGTTGGGACTGGGGTCAGGTCGGGTTTATCTATGCTGAAAAGGAAAAAGTAAAAGAAAAAACAGCTAAAGAAATTAAGGAAGTTTTGAAACAAGAAGTTGAAACTTATGAGATGTATTTAAGAGGAGAAGTTTACGGATTTGTTTTAGAAAAAAAGAATAAATGTAAAGACTGTGGCCATATTAGTTTAGAAACTATTGATAGTTGTTTTGGATTCTATGGAGGGGAATTTAAAGACAATGGTCTTTATGAACATCTTCCTAAAAAAGCTAAAGAATTAGTTGCAGCACTTGATTCAGCCCGATAATAGTTAAAATGTAATTAATTATATCTTTATCCTGTCCACCTTAATTAAGGTGGGCAGAGATAAGGGTATAATTTACCCTATTACTCAAAGAAAGGGGGTCGTTACTGGTATTATGAAGTAGAAGGGCCGGGATTGAATGAAAGAGTTGCTTACTTACCTCAGGAAACACTAGGCCCAAGTGGAGTAGAAGTTGATTATCAAAAAATTGAAGAGTACGTACAGGAGGTGGAAAAATGAAATATGCACTTAAAGACGTATTAGGTTATATCCGCAAAGTTAGCAGCGAAAAATTCACTGAAAATGAGATTAAACATTACCAGATTAAGTGGAATAAGAAGTTAAAACAAATTAAATTAGGAAATTAAAAGGAGTGAAATTTATGCTAAAGTGTAAATTGGAGGACTTTAAAAGTATTGATCAGGACTATCAGGGGCAGAAATTTTATCATGAAGGTGAAAAAGTTAAAATAGTTAATCCAGACAGTAAATATTATAATAAAACTGGAATTTATCGGGGTTACCGAAGAACCAACAATATCAATGATATCTACCTAATCGAATTGGACGGGTAACAATACAGGTTAAAAAGGAGGTATAATATTGGGAAACCTAACAATACTATTAATCACGTTTGGGGCTAGTTTTGTTTTTTGTGTTTTTATATATGTGCTGCTTGAAGAATTGGACGAATTATAAGGAGGTGGTTACATTGATTTTATTACTATTGGTAGCTGTTATTTTAGGAGGGCTGTTTGGTTTTTTATATGGATATATTTATACAAAAGGAGGGAAATAATGGAAGTTATTAATACAATTAAAAAATATATAGATAGTATTGAATATGGACACATTAAAATAAAAATACAAGGTGGGAAACCTTATTTAATTGAAAAAAAGGAAACAGAAAAAATAAAGGAGGATAAAAAATGAAAACAATTATAGGTTATTATAATAACCATTACCGGAAAGCATGCAGTTGCGGGCAGATAACAATCACAAACAAAAAAGCGGAATTAAAGCAATGTAACAGCTGCAAGAAAATAATACCAGTAGAACAACTAACAGAATAAACTAAACAAAATTAAATAAAGTAATCCTTGAGAGAGCAACTCCAGGGGCAGTCTTAATTGGCTGCCCTTTTTATTATGTCTTCATTTAGAACAGCTTAGATTGGACTTTAAGAGGTTTTATATCCTAGGTATACTATACCATTAACAATACAAAGGAGGGCTTAAAATGGAGTTTATAACCGATAAAGGAAAGATAAACATTATTAATAAGACTCCACATACTGTAACACTATTAGACCGTAACAAAGACCCTATATTTACTCTGTCTCCTGCCAATAATCCAGCAAGGGTTGTAGAACAAATAAGAGGACAAGAAACCCTTGCAATATACTGCAAGGAAATACCAATCTACAAAGTAAAGAATAACAACATAATTAATATTCCTTCACCTAAAGACAACACTTTTTTTCTTGTGAGTAGAATTGTAGCTGAATATGCACAAAGACCAGACCTTCTGGTTCCTGATAATTATGTGAAAAAAGGAACAAAGACATTAGGCTGCCAATCATTTAAAAAGGTGGTGTAATTATGAACATAAACCAACTTATAGAACAACTAACAAAGACCCGTAAAGACAACAAAGTGGTAGTAGTTAACCAGGAAGGGTACAAAGACCTTACTAAAGACCTTACTAAACCCACTAAAGACCTTCAAGACTCGGCCCCTGTAACTACACTTATGGGAGTACCTATTAAAACAGAAACATCTTATACTTCCTTTCCTCTAATTGGCATTATGGATGCAGCTGAATATGAAATAGCTAAACAAATACACACAACAATTAAAAAACAATTGGATAATCAGGATATATTATCTTTTTGGGAAATTAAGGAATACTTACAAAAAGGGGGTGACTAATGATATATTTAGCTGGAGCCATTAATAAGACATATGAAATATACTGCAGACAATGGAGAAAATTATTTTATAAGTTTGAAGTTATTGACCCTATTAAAGACAAAGACCTCAATGATACCTATAGTGTAGATTACATTTATGAAACAGATATGGAAAGTGTAAAGACCTGTGATTTAATTGTAGCTGAATTAATGTTAAATACACCTTATATTGGGACTTCAATGGAACTCCAGGAAGCCCATATGACCTTCAAAGACATCATCTTAATAACTAACAAAGACCACTACTTTCTGAACTATATAATCAATTATTCCCCTGCTGGAGATAAACCTAAAGGGATGTTAAGAGAAAAGGTAAATAACTTCAAAGACGCCTTGAAATTGGTTAAAATTTGGCAAAATGAAAAAAATACCTAAAAAAAACTTGACATTTAATTATAGTTGTGCTACCATAATAATTGAAAATTAAAAGGAGGGATAATATGCGATTATAGAATCAGCAGCTATTGGACAAACTACCTCAATTTGTGTAAATACATTGAAAATGTAAAAACAAGGACCTAATTATAATTTAAAGACCTCTCACAACCCCTCACAGGCTGATAGACAGGTTTATATGGGTTAAGAAGGTATAGCACACCTCCCCCCTAAAGACCCCCTAAAATGGATTGTAAGCGTATATGCTTTAAGGGGGTCTTATCCATATTAGGTAAATGTATGAATATTTAAACAAAACTTGACAAGTATGTTATACTGTAAAGTGAACAATAAAAAGGCTCAAAGACACCAATAATTTACATAGGAGGTATTAATTATGATTGATAGTTTAGCACAACAGTATACTGAATACAACAACAAGAAAAAGAAATTTGACAATAAGAGAAAAGAAATAGCTGATAAGATTGACGAGCAGCTGGGGGTAAAGGGTGTTGATAAGATTAATACTGATAACTACTCCATCTATAAAGTAGAAAACTCTAAAAAAGAAATAGATGAAGAAAAACTGCTAGAAGTTATCAAAGACCATAATATTAATGCTGTGAAAAAATCACCTGATATTGAACAACTAGAAAAGATGATTGACAATAATGAACTGTCCCAGGATATACTGAAAGATATTAATGAGTGTATAAATACAAAAAAATGGGACTATGTGAGAGTGAAAGAAACTAATTAAAGTTAACTAAAAGAAAAGAAAAAAAAAGAAAGACAAAGAAAATATAAAATTTAATAAAGAGAAAAAGAAAACAATAAAAGAAAAACATTTCTCACACTCTTTTAAAAAGAAAACAAGTAAAGAAAAAGAGAAATTAATTTTAACACAAAAGAAAAAGAAATAAAAATAAAAAAAAAAGAAAATAAATCAAGTAATTTCTTACTTTTTTTTGAGAAAAAAAAAGTAAGATAAAAAAAACTAGGATTTTCACTTTTTTTCCAGTTCAAAAACCGAAAATCATTAAGTACTTCGATGAAAAAAAGTAAACAAAAAAAATCTCGTATTTAATCAAAAACCGATTAAATTATTTAGTAATAAGGGTCAGTTTAGTTAAAATTTGAAAGTGAACTATCAGTACAACACAGATAAATACCAGAGATAAATAAAAGTTAACAGATAAATACCAGCTAAACAAGGAGGTAACTAAGTGAAAAAGGAGTTAATACCTAATGTTACCAGTAAACCTGTAGAGTTAAATTTCTCCAAAGACCCGGTTCTAGGATTACCTTATGTGGTAAAGGGTAACAGAGATTTCCTAGATTACAGCTTAAAAAAATATATTAAAGCTAAAGTGAATGGTGATTATTCTAACATAACTTTCAGGGATTTAGCAGGTGTATTCTCCTGGTGTGGGATACTACATCAGGGATTAAGGATTTATTCCCAGGATAGACTACAGTATGCTAGGAGAGTGGTAAGAGATAATTTATTCGTTTCTCAGGTAAACAAAGGAAACTTCTTAACCTTTGCTAGAAAATTTATTATAATCTATGAGAAAAAACAAGGTAAAGGACTTAACTGGGGATTTTTAGATAAAAACTATCAAAGACAGCATATTTTAGAACAAGCAGTCAAAGACATTAAACCTCAAAAAGCATTATTTTAATTATAAACGGCTTACACGCTCTTTTAAGAGGTTTTAACCTCTAGGAAGGGTATAATACCTTTAAAGAGTATAAATCAACACACACCCCTTTATATCTGTTCTAGGGGTATAAATATTAATATGGTGAGGTTAGGTTTACCAATTAACACAAAAGTTTACATTTTAAGTTAAAATTATTAAGATTTACAAATAATACTTATAGTGTAGAAAGGATGGGTATTTATGGAAATTTTATTGTTTTTAGCTTTTCTATCTCCCTTTTTATTAGGTCTAATACTTGTTATTTTAGTTGCGTCTGGTATTTTTATTGCAGATTTATTTGTCAATAATGATGAGGAGGAAGACGATGCCAATTTATAAATATAAATGTGAAGAGTGTGATTATGAATTTGAAAAATTAAGTAGTATGGATATAGATTGTGGGGATATAGTTTTAAGAGAAAATCACTTTTGCCCTGAGTGTGGGTATATGACCAAAAGAATATTTGGTAAACCTAATCTTCATTTTAAAGGGAAAAATTTCACAAAGAATGTAGAAAAAAGGGGGGATTAAAATGAAACAGGAACCTAAATATTATTATTGTTTAGAGTGTGGGAGGATACGCTTTAAAGGCACTACTACAGATGTAGAGTGTACTTATTGTGGAGGAGAACTTGAACCCTTAGTCGTTAAAAAGAGATAATCAAATTACCAAATTGAAAAACTAATAAATCAACTAAAGGATAAATAAAGGAGTTGATTAAATGAAATGTTGGGCAGACCAGTATTGCAGTAAATATGATACTGAACAGTGCAATACTAATTGTGTAGGCTACCACCAATTGAAATTTTTATACCAAACATCGAATATGCCACAAAAATATCAATACATACATTCTTTACGATTGAACAAAGAACCACAAGAAGTGAAACAATTACTTATTAAATGGAAAAATAACATTAAAAGATATATGGAGAAAGGGAAGGGGTTATTACTAGTAAGTAAAACTAAAGGTAACGGTAAAACTACTTGGGCTTGTATTATAATGAATGAATACTTTAAAAAAATTGCCCTGACCAATAATTTAAAGGTTAGAGGTAAGTTTATTAATGTCCCAGAATTTTTAAATAATTTAAAAGATGATTTTGATAGGTCAGAAAAACAAATGGAGAAGACCAAAAAACACCTAAAGACAGCTGATTTAGTAATATGGGATGATATAGGGGCAGAAATGGAATCAAAGTGGGTCAGAGAAACTTTATATAATTTCATAAACTACAGGATTAGTAATAACCTGAGTCAAATATATACGAGTAACAGAACTAAAAATGAACTAGAAGAACACCTAGATGATAGAATATACAGCAGGATACGGGGTCAGTGTGATGGTATAACTTTCTTCGGCCCCGACCAGAGGTGGTCAGATGATTGAATTACAGTTCATTAATAAAGTTCTAGAAGAACAGGCATTAACTTTAGCCCGACAAAATGATGTAGACCTTAATCATTTTAAGAGTTATAAAAACGAGTATAAATATATATTAGACCACTATGATAAATATGGTAATGTTCCTGATGAAGCTACTTTTCTTGATAAATTTGAAGATTTTGAGTTAATTCAGATAGAGGAAAGTAATAGATATTTGGTAGAAGAGCTAAAAGAACAATACCTGTTTCGTAAAATGTGTAAATCAATAAAAAAATTAACTAAATTAGCAGAAAAAGATAGCTGGGAAGCCTATACGTTTCTAAAACAAAAGATAGAGGAATTTAACGAAATAGGTACATATTATGAGGGTGAGGATTTAGTGCAGGACGCTAATAAAAGATTGGAAGAGTTTAAACAAAGACAGAAGGGGATGAAAACCGGGATAGGTACAGGAATAGAGGAACTGGATAGAATTACTAATGGTTGGCAGGAAGAAGATTTAGTAACTATAATTGCTAGGACATCACAAGGTAAGACTTGGTTATTGTTATTTTTCTTAGTTCAAGCCTGGAAACAAGGTAAAAAGGTTTTGATGTTTAATGGTGAGTTACCTTCTAGTGTAATTGGTTATCGGTTTGATACTCTTTACAAAAACTTTTCAAATACTAAGTTAAGCAGAGGGGACGAAGAAGTAGAAAAAGACTATAAGGAATATATAGAACAATTAAAGAACAAAGACACCCCTTTTACAGTTATAACTCCTAATGATATTAATGGTAAACTTACTGCCACTAAATTAGAGAGTTTACTAGAAAAATATAGCCCCGATATTGTAGGTATTGACCAAATAACTCTTATGAAAGATGAAAGAGGGGCTAGAAGAAAGCATACTAAATATGAAAATATATCAGAAGATTTAAACCAGATGTCCCAAAAGTATAAGTTGCCTATTATTGCACCACATCAAGCTAATAGAAATGCAGAAGATGGAGATGATATAGAAAGTATTAATGATATAGAAGTGCCTAAAATAAAGGAAGTGTTTGGTTCTGATGGCATTGCACACAATTCCCGAAGAATTTTAACTTTCAAAAAAGTAGATAAAATGACTAAAATAGTAGTTAAAAAGAATAACTATGGTCAAACAGGTGAAATATTATTACTATGGGATATGGATATAGGTTTACTTAAACCTTATTTAACCAAAGACCAGGATGGTAATGTTGAGGTGGATAAGAGTACAAGTGAATTATTTTAGGAGGTAAATATGGAACTATTAACACATATAATAGCAATAGTCCTGTTACTTCTGTTTGCAGCAACAGCTAAATATTAAGGGGCCCGGCACAGCAGACATATCTATATGGTATGAAGGGAGGGGGTATCAAATGAATAACTTATATCGTATTAACAAAGACACCTATATTGACATTGATAAAGTATCTAGCATTTCTTTAATTAATAATCCGCATTTAAGGGGTAATAATTGGCAGGCAGAAATAATTTTAGAAAATAGAGAAAAGTTTTTCTCTAAAAAGTTCCCCAGCAGACATAAATTAGAAGATTTTATATATTATCATTTAGAATTCCGTTTAGATAAAATAAAAGAAATGGCAAATAATACTTGACAATATCTATCAGTTATGGTATAATATATTTAAGTTGGAGGTGATAATTATTAAAAAATATTTATGTAATAAATGTCAAAAAGTGTATATAAAAAAGGTTGCTGAACACAATAATTATGAATGTAGTGCTTGTAGTGGAAAGTTAAAACACTCTATAAAAAGAAGTAATCAAATTGAGGGGGATTAAATGGATACCTGGCAAACATTATTAGGTGGTGGTAGTATAGTGGCAACTATAGTTTTTATCTGGTATTTAGTACATACATTTATAAGGAAGTTAAAATGAAATTAACAGAAATAGAAACGGGGAGGGGTTAATTATGAAAGTTTTAGAATTGTTTTCGGGGACACAAAGCATCAGCAATGAATTTAGAAAAAAAGGGCATAAAACTTTATGTGTTGAGTATAATGATGAATTTACAAAAAGACCTTTTAAATTAAATCAATGGACAACTGATATTTTAAATGTGACTAGCGAAGAAGTAATAAAAAGATTAGGCGATAAGCCTGATATTGTATGGGCTAGCCCTCCTTGCACCACTTATTCAATAGCAGCAATTTCACATCATAGAAAAAAATTAGAGAGCGGATTTTTAACAGCTAAAAGTGAAAAAGCTGAGTTACATGATGAATATTTAATTAAAATGTTGAAATTAATAGAGAAATTAAACCCTAAATACTATTTTATAGAAAATCCAAGAGGAGGGATGAGAAAATCGGAATTGATGAAGGATATGAATGGGGTTGGTAGATACACAGTCACTTATTGTCAGTATGGTGACGAACGTATGAAACCTACTGATATATGGACAAATCACCCATATCCTAATTTTAAACCTATATGCAAGAATGGTGACCCTTGTCATGCAGCAGCACCAAGAGGAAGTACAACAGGCACTCAAGGGTTAAAAAATAATATACAAAGGTCAAGAATACCACAAGAATTATGTCGACATATAGTCAGTTTATGTGAAAAACAGGAATAAAAGAATAAAACAATATCGGCGGATTGTTTTAAGGAGGGAGTTGTTGTGACAGAAAATGAATTAGCAACAAAATTTAAAAAACATATAGAAAATTTAGGATATGAAGTAGTTAGAGAAGTACCTTTTATGTCAAGGTGTATAGATGCAGTATTAATCAAAAATGGGAAATATAGAAGCGTAGAACATAAATTGCATAATTGGAGAAAAGCATTAGAACAAGCAAGAACACATCAAATAGGAGCTGATAAATCTTATATCTGTATGCCTGTACCTACTATGGGGTTTGTTGATGATTTTATTAAGGGTTTAAAACGAAGAGGAATAGGTCTAATTGCTTTTGATAATGATAATTTTTATCTTGAAGTCAGAGCTAAACAGAATGAACACTGGAAGCCTGCGAAAGATAGTTTCATAAAATTTTTAAATGAAGTCAAAGAATAAAACAATACAGTGGTATTGTGGTAATGAGGAGGTGGTTTGATGAGTGAAAATAATAAAGAATATATTCAATCATTAGAGAATTTGTTGATATTTATGTGTGAAACTTATTATGAAATTGAGGATAACATACTTAAAAATAATGCAAGTGAATTGCTTTTGAAGTTTCCAAAAAACAAGGTTCTTCAACTAATATTAAATTAAGAAATATGCGGTTATGAGGTCCACTTAGAAAGATATGCAAAAGAATCTGAAATATTGGTAGTTCCTGAAGATTGTCCGCATGAAAAAGAACTAGAAAAAGAAAGAAGGTGAAAAAATGACTATAAGAAAATTTAAAAAAGGTAAAGAGGAAGTTTGGTTAGGTGAAGAAGTGATAAAAGATGCTATATATTATTACGCTGTAGAACATAAAGTTATGGACACAAGTAAATTTGATATTAAATTAGTAAACGAAGATGGAAAAATAAAAGCCATATTAAAAAAATAATATTAAATAAAACAATAATCAAGAAAGGTGGAGATGAATAATGTACTGTAAAGCATACTGCTACAATAAAAAATGTAATAATAATGATTATAAACTAGCAACCAAAAACAAAACACCTGAATGTCCTGAATGCGGTAAAGAAATGGAGCCAGTTGCAGAGAATAACCATAAATTATAAAACAATATCGGCGTATTATTGTTTCATTAAAAAGGAGGCTAAAAATGAGTTGGAAAATTAATATTACAACTGAAAAATAAAAAATATTTGAGGAAGATACAAAATAGGGGCATTGTTTTATAAATAAGGGGGGTTAAGTATGAATGAATTAAACCAAACAGAAGTAATGGAAAATCATATTCTTAGTAGAATAGAACCATCAATACCAGATATGCTGCACACTTATTTATCTTATATTCAAAAAGCTATATATGGGGAAGGATTGCCTAATAAAGAAGAAATGGAAGAAATAATACTTACAGCTAGTCATTTTGGGGGCTTAATTAGAGAAACTTATTATAATTTTGTTTATAAAGGACCGTGTAATAAACAGCAATTTTGGAACGCTTTAATATCTACTTTTGTAATGACTGGATATTGGAGGCAATTTCAAGAAGGGAATGTAACGAAATCGATATTAGAAAGCGGCCCTTATCAAGAAATCATTGAGCATATGTCTTATCCAAAATGGGTTGAGTTGGGATTAACTGGTGCAGGATGGAGTAAAATTAGAAGAATGTGTAAAAAGTATTGCAAAATGAGAGATATTAATAATGGGACCGAGGTTAAAATTAAAAGAGGTAAGGATAAAGGTGAAATAGCAGAAGTTATAGGTAAAAGTGAGAATAAGGTTAAATTAAAAATTGGGGATAGGACCAAAGAGTTAAGTCCAACTTCAATAACCGTATAAAGCAATAGAGTGTTATTGTTGCATTAATAAAAGGAGGGGTTAAAGATGGTAAGAGAAGATTTTGATGAAGAAAACAGAATAGTTAGGCAAGATAAAGTTACTTTCAAAAGTGATAAGTATTTTGTTTCCACAGTTGACTTAGGCATAAATCATCAATTTGGTGATGGCCCACCCCTGTGGTATGAAACTATGATTTTTGCAATGGATAAAAATGACAATATTGACTGGGGTGAAATGTATTGCAGCAGATATACCACTAGAGAAGAAGCTAAAAAAGGTCACGAAAAAGTTATGGATGCTTTCGAAAATAATCAAATTAAAATAAATGAACATGAAGGTATAGATTACAACGAGATTATTATTAAAGAATAGAACAATAATCAAGTATTGTAGAAAGGAGAATGAAAATAAAATTAACTAAAGATGCATTGGAATAGACTTATTCAAATTAATAGAACAATAATAACTGGGGTGGAAGAATATTGCGATGAATATAATATAGATTTAAAGGATGATATGGAAGAATTGCTTTTGACAAAAGAAAAGCACTCAAGGGGGAATAAATAATGAGTTTTACTTTAAAATGTGATAATTGTAGTACCGAAGTTAAATTAGAAAACAATAACCGGCTCAATAAAATATTAATTAGTGGAACTGTTGATTTTAGTTCAGAAAAAAATATTAATTGTCAAGAGTGTGGTCATTCAGTGACTTTTAATTAAGGGGGGAAATAAATAATGAGTAAGTAAGTTACAGGAATTAAGAATAATGATGTGATATTTTGAATAAAAAGGTGAAATTAAAGATTGTATGCAATAAAACAATAATCAAGAATTGATTCATAAAAAAGAGGGGGATTAGAGTGAGTGAAAAAAAAGCTGCTGAAATGATAGGACAATTGTCAAAGGAAAATGAAAGATTAAAAGAAGAAAAACAGGAATTGCTGGAAGCTGCTAAAAAAATGAAGAGGGTAATAGACTATAATGGTTATAATATAAGCATCCCCTCAGGCAAAAAAATGTCTATTAAAAAGTATAACGAATTTAGAGATAAATGGGAAAAAGTAATCCAACAATGTGAAGGTGATAATGATGAATAGAATATTCCCAGAATATAAACAAATTGTACCTTTACCAGATTATGGTGTTGGATGTTTTATGGTAGTTAGTTGTTATGAAATTGACATATTGAAAAATTGGTTAACACTAAAAGGTGTTTTGTATGAAGTTAACCAAAGCACAGGTGAACCAGAAAAGCAAGGTTTATATGAGGTAGATTGTCCGTTTAATGTTCAGTCGATAATTGAAAGTGAAAAAGAATAAAACAATACAGTGATATTGTGGAGGTGAAAAGATGAATAAAATTAAAGCAATTGTTACTGATATTATAACTAAACCTAAAAAGAGAGTGGTTGCAGGTATTGATAATTGGGTTGTGGAGGTTGAGTATGAGGATATAGGAGGGTTAGGCATTACAACTTTATATTTTCCAACAAAAGTGGAAGCGGAGGAAGTAAATTTAGGATATGAATTTGATCATTAATGAGTAATTATTTTAAAGTAAAACAATAATCAAGTGTTGTGGAGGTGTAAAAAAAAATGAGCAACATAAAAAAAGATGATTTAGTATTGGTAAATGATAATAGTGGTTCTTTAGAAGTTACAGAAAGTGGAATACAGTTTAAAATGGCTATACCTGGAAAATGTATGTTTAATTTATCGCCAGTTTTTAGAGTAATTTGGACAGGAGATAACATACTACCTGCTAAACAAGATTGGCATATATATGATACTAAAAGATTCAATAATACAATAATTGAAGAATACCCTAAAGGTAGAACATTTTTAATTAAAAAGGAATATTTACTAAAAGTTAATTCGGAAGAAGGCAAAAAATATATTATTAATCATCCCAAAATGGTTGTGGATTTTAAAGAAATAGAAAAAATGAGGCAGGAGCTGAGACATTATAGTTTTGAGATAGGTGTTTAGATAAAAAGTAAAACAATAATCAAGGATTGTTTTATTGAAAGGAGTGAAAAATATGGATATAAAGCCTAAAACTTATTCGTTGTATTTAACAATTGATGAAATTAATATGTTAAGCAAAGTTTTATGGAAGACTAAAAATAGTATTCAGGAAAATGAAACAGAAGATGAGTTTGCTGAAGAAATGAGTTTTGTTTTAGACTTGATTAATCAATTAGATAATATATAAAACAATACGGCGGG